TCCTTGCTTCCAAGCTGGATTATTATTTCCTCCGTAGTTAACATTGTAAGGTGGATCTGTTAAAACCATATCAGCCTTCTCCCCATTCATCAACTTGGCAACTGCATCACTATCCGTACTATCCCCACAAAGCAAGCGATGTTCTCCTATCTCAAACAAATCACCCAAGACAATATCGGTTTGCAGTTCATCGGGCATCTCGTAATCATCCTCTTCCGCTGCTGGTATTTCAGTAACGCCAAAATCAGGAATATCTAAACCCCATTCTTGAAGTTGGACCTCATCCCAATCGTTAGCTAACTGCTCCCAGTCCCATTCACCAAATCCCACGTTGTCTTTAATTATAAATTGCTTCTGCTCGTCTTCTGTTAAGTCGTCTGCAAAAATGATTGTAACCTCTTTTAAACCCGCTTCTCTGCAAGCCTTTAGCCTCATGTTCCCACCTAGCACAATCATGTCAGCATTTACAACAATGGGTCTAATTTCCATCATTTTTGGAAACTCCTTTATTGATTTAACTAGCTTTTCAAACTTGTCATCCTTAATTAATCTTGGATTGTTTGGATTGCTTTTTACTTCTGTAATTTTTACTTTTTGCGTTTTCATATTCTATCAAATACCATAATTGTGTAGCCAAACCAAGACGCATTTGTTGCGGCCTTTCTAATCTTTTCGCTATCGTTAAAATTAAATTTAAAGCCAAAATATTCTACTTCGCAAATAATGTAGTTGTTATTCTTGCAATTAACGTGTCCGCTTCCGCCTTGGCCCTCAATCGCCCAGCTTATAACCAAATGCTTTTTGGCGTGCTTTGTAATGTTGGCAAGAAATTGGCCCTCAAATTCCGCTGGAATATGTTCGCCAACTTCTAGCGACAAAACAACGTCAAACTTTTTAGCCAAATAAAACGGCTTGGATAAGTCTAGCACCTTGCCAATTCCACCGCTTAGCGCTTCTGTATTTGGGTTGCCGTCGTATGCCTCCACCTTATAGCCGTCAGCTTTAAAAGCTTTGGCATAGTCACCCATCCCACAACCAAAGTCGACAACTGTCTTGGCTTGTTTATCTGCTAAATAATTGGACAAAGCTGCGCAAATGCTTAGATCGTGAATGTGCCCAGTTCCGTCCGTTGTCTCCCAAAATCCTAAATTATTAATTTTCATATTTTTCTAAATTTTAAAAAAAAGCTTGAGCAAAACCCAAGCCTTTTAAACATCAACAAAAACCCAAAATAACTACATTAATATAATCGTTTGGCCAGTTGGCTCGCCTGTAAAACTGCAAAGCTTTCCGTTCCATTCAAATCGCACCTCTTTTTCTCGGCCCTGGTAAGACGCGGCTAGCGTTCTAATCTGTCTCTGCACCAATTCGATTGTTTCAAACTTTCCCTTGCCTTTATTTGACCAAGGCGACCATTGTCCGTCCCTTAGTCGGTACCTAATTTCAAGCGAATAATCAGGCTTAGAAATCGGGTAACCTTTAGCCATCTTTTCGTCTAATTACAACCTCTAAGCCAATTGCCTCGCAAATCTGTCTTAATCTGTTTAAACTTATAGACTCCCAGCCATTTTCAACCTGGTTAATTGGTGCCAAGGACAGTCCTATTTTGTCGGCCAATTGCTCCTGGGTGTAACCAGCGGCTTTGCGTGCTTTTCGTATAAATAAACCCTCGTATATGCTCATCGTTTTAATCTTTAGGCAAATATAAGATTCCGATAATAATACAAGTTATAAAGGTGATTTTTGTTTAAAACGGCAATAAATTATAAATCCCCATTTGTATAAACTCCTCGCCTTTTTTTACAAGGCATTTGCGAACGTTCAATTCGTAAACATTTGAATCATTAAAGCCGTATTTTTTCTGAGCCAAATCCAATAATAACTTTACGGGATTGTCAAGGTCAGACGCTTTATTGCTAAATCCAAAGAAAAACTCAACTCTAAGCATTTGCGCTGGGTCAAGCTTAGACGCTGGCATACGCAAAAGCATTGCCTTTTCGTAATCTTTGTAAGCTGGCGTTTTATACCGCTTACCTTGCCAGGCTAAATTGACGCTCAAAGGCTTTTCGTTGATTTTAAATTGAATCATTTACATTTGGTATAAATCCAAGACCAAGCCAAAGTCCACAAAGCCAAAGCAACCACAAAAAGCAACAAACTAGAAACCTTTTGCAACGCTAGTAAGGATATGCCTACTAGCGCCGCAAAGATTGCGTACAAATCATTTTTTTTCATTAGAAAGGTAAGTTATCTTTTTCGACAATGCGTTTCTCTGTCGGCTTGTTTGCCACTTGTACGGCTTCTTTTATCCAAACTTGTAAATAGTGCGTTGGCTTACCTTCTACAATTTGCGGCTTTTCCTTAATGTCTAGGTTTACCCATTCAGCATCGTTGTCGTTTAGGTATTGTAAAAGTCCTTCCAAGTCTTTTCTTGATTGACTTACTTTCCAAATTTCTCCAAACTTGGTTTGGACTAGTTTTGCGTTTCCTCCGTAAATTTTTGACATAGTTGTTTTGTTTAAATTAATTGATCTAAATTTTTATCGTCCTTAATTGCCTGTAAAATAAACAATTTCCAAATCTTATTCTTTGTTTTGGCGCCAACTGTTGACTCTTCAACGTACCTGGTTGTCAATCGCAATTCCTTACGCACGTCGCTTTCTATTTCTTGCACGTTAAAATCCCAAGGTTTTAAAATTCCTTTCTCTTGGAACTTGTTAAACCAGTACATTCCCCAGTCGGCAAGGTGCTTGCAATTCCCAGTTTCTTTGGCCTCCTGGTAATTGTCTCGAAAGGTTTGTTTCCCGACCTCAATCCAGTACGCAATCTCTTCGTTTGTCGGCTCTTTTTCTTTGTTATTTAAAGCTTGCACCTCCTGGACAATTTGGCTTTGGTGATGCGCGTAATATTGATTAATCCAAACGCTTACGGTCTTTTCGTTAACGTGGTAAAAATCGCCGTACTGGCCACGCATCCCAGCGTGTAGAATGTAGTTAATTCGGTCATCTGTCATCCAGCCATAACTTCCAAATAACTTGCTAAGGCATCCAAGTAATTCGTTTGCCTCTTCTTTTTTGTATTCCTTAAATTGTTTAAGGCCACAAACAAACTCCATTTTTCGCAAATGCGTTAAAATTATCTCATCCATTTTTTAAAAGTTTTTGTTTTTGTAAATCCTCATAAATTTCGTCAAAGACGTTTTTTGTTTTGCTTTCTTTTTTTGGTACTGGGTTGCCTCTTTTAACCCAATTAAAAAAATGCTCTTTTGCAAGCTTTTCGTTTTCTTTAAACTCAGCTTTAAAAATACATTCTTGGCGAAAGGTATTTAAATGGTCTTGGACTTCTTTTAAATCAGCCTTCCAAGTTATGGCTAATCCTTCAAGCCAAATCTTATTATTCCATAATTGACGAAAAATTGCATTATGTGAATCCTCATTTACTTTACTTTCTTTTTCTTTAATTTCTTTTATTTCTTTTCCTTTACTTTCCTTTAATTGCATTGCATTCGCATTGCCATCGCTATGCGTTCGCATTGCGTTCGCATCAATATCCCTATTCCAGCGTTTCTTGGCCGATTCTCTAGCCTTTTCTGAGCGCTCTTCCTTCAATTCCATTCGTTTTATAAGGCTTTCTGACCAAAAATATTGCTGGTCCGTTTCGAATAAATCAAATTCGTTAATTAGCCTTTTTATGCTATCCTCATGCGTTTGCAATGCGAACGCAATGCCTTTGTAATGCGTTCGCATCCGAAAGTCGCTTTCGTTCCGTAGCATTTCAATTATGGCCCAAAAAAGACCGTAACCCTCCCAACCCATTTCCATCCTTAATTGCAAAATCTTTGGATCGTCCCTGGCGTTTGAATCATGCGAAAAGTAATAAGCCTCTTTTTTCATAGTAAATAAAAAAGCCTGCCAGGTAGGAGTCTGACAGGCTAGGTTTAGTTAACCTATGGAATCATTTTTGGCTCCTACCTCAAAAATGATTCGATACACAAATATAAATCTTTTCGATTTATCCAACCAGCGAACGCTTCTTTAGTTGAAAATAAATACAACCGTACGACAAACCCATTTCTTGAGCAATTACCTTTATTTGCTTTCGGTCTTGCCAGGCTTCAAATATTAGCTGCTTTTGATACTCAGTTAAATTTCGTCCCCTCATTGTTATCTAAAATTAGTTCAACTGCATTTAAACAATCGTGAAATAAAGCGCCTCCCTTGTCTATCGAATTGTGCAAGCGTTCAAACAAAGTCACAAACTCATGAAATTGCTTTATTGTTTCCTGTCCTCTGTCGTAATTTTCCAAAAACCTAAAAGCCTCGGTCGACTTTCTTTGGAGCGCATTAATCATGTTTTTATGCTTGGTCTTTAGATCATTGTCAAAAGATTTTAGCATTGTAACATCCTCGTAATAATCCAACATGATTTCTTGGAGGGCCAAATAAACCAGGTATTTTTGAGTTGCCCGATGGTTTAACTCTTCAATAATTTCGTCTCGTGTCATCGTTTTATAAAATATCGTGCAACTCGTTTACCATTTTCTAACGTGACCATGTCGGTTTGGACGTTTAAACCTTTGTCTCTGAGGTTTGCAATCCTGGCGGCCAGCCTAAAGCATCCAAACTGGGTCAATGCCTCCAGCTGGGTAATTGAATAGCCGTTTAAAAGCCATCCCTTGATCAGCGCGTTTTGTGAGTCGGTGCTTTCCATTATTGTATAAGATTAGAAATTTTTAAAACTGCGTCGGTATATACTTTTCTAAATTCCGATTCTGTTATTGGCTCCAAATCATTTTTTGCCCAAAAATCTGAATGCCATCTAACTTGGTCAACTTTTATATAAGCGTAACTTAGCAATTCAGACAAGTAAAAAGGATTTACAACAAGCACGTCCGTTTCATTGATAATCATGTAATGCAAATGGACGATTTTAAAGTACCTGGGAACTTCCATGTGCAACTCGAGTACTTTGGTCGTTTTAATTAAATAATTTTCCATAGGAGTTTGGTTTTAGGTGTTTACAATAATTTTAAGCCGAGCATATAACCCAGCGCAAAGATTGGCGACAAAGCCAGGACTGTGTAAATAATTTTTCCGATTACTTTAACTGCTTTTTTCATTGGTGTTTGTTTAAATGTTTAACAAATATTAAAAGAATCTTAGGAATAAAAAAGAATTTATACTTTTTTCTCAATCATGTTTTTCGACTCGGCAACATCCAGCAGCTTTTTAACCTTGCGAAAATCTAGGTTTTGATCCTCTGCTATTTCTCGGCAGCAATACCCATAAGTTGCCAAAGTTAAGATTCTGCTTATTTGGTGGTCGGTAAGGATTTGGAATATATTTTCGTCCATTAACTTTCGAGGGTAAAGCTCATGCAACCTCATTTTAGTATATAGCAAATAGCCAACTTTTTGCTGATCTAGTCCAACAAGCTTTGCAATTTTCTTGCGCGTTAAACCTTCTAAGTAAAGCGCTTTAATTTTAATCATGACTTCATCAAGTTCCATAATCTTTCGAATGTTTCGTTAAACGGTAATTTCTCTTCGTTGTAGGTCGAGGCCACGCCCCTGGGCGCTAGGTCCCCAGGGCGTTGGATAAATTTGCCTAAATACAGATAGCTTTTCATTTTATTTGGAGGTTAAAATTTTCGATTATTCTCGCACCAGTAATATTTTCGCCGCGCTTAATGGCTTCTTTGATTGCGACCTTGTCAGCGGTTACCACGTTTTTAATGTTGACAAACTGACTTGGCAAAGCCTCCACAATATCTACCTCGACCGACTCGCTACGGCGTAAACTAAGCTTAAATAAAGGACTTTCTATCTTGTCGATTGTACTTACCAGCATTGCTTCCCTTACTGCGTCCTTAAGTCTTGTAATGGCTAGGTCTTTACTGTCCTTCATTGCCTTTAATCGCTTTATTTCTTGGTCGATTGCGTCGCTATCGCTTTGAATGTTTGCGATTACCTTGGCATAGTTGCCAGCTTTTGCCTGGAGTTGTTCCTGGTTAATTACAAGCATTTGCTCCAACTCAGGCGTTAACTCTTCGGTTTCAAGTAGGGAGGCAAGCTCTAGCGCGTCCCTTGTTATTTCATATAAGTTTGCCATTATATTAATCCGTCTAAAGTGTCCTTTTGATCTTGTGTAAATTCGTATTTAGTTATCGCCTCTTTGGCTTGCTTTTGCTGGGCGTCGGTCCCGTTAAGGTATTTAATTATAAAAGCAAATTGCTCGTCGGTTGGCTTTGGCTTTACAACCGTTGCAACCTTTGGCGCGTGGTCGTTTGTCGAGTCAGGGTCTTTGGTGTCGTCAATTAAAAACAAACCATTAAGCGCATATTTACGCGCATAGCTAGACGACGATCCAAACGACTGGGCCACGTCCATACCTTTGCGGTTAATGTCAATGCCAGCCTGGGCAGTAACCGCTCGGCCTTCCATTCTGCCCTCGCCTTCTTTTTGTATGCTAGCGGTTGACTCAATAAAAACTATGCCGCCAACCTCTTTAACCTCGTCCTCAATTATTAGCGTGCATTCGTATTTTAAAAGCAACGGTTTAACCGCCTCAAGTATATCCTCGACTGAACGGTACTTATATTTCCCAAAGGAATTATACTGGTTTTTGGGAGCCTTTAACTCCGCTTGAATTAAAATTAATTCTTTCATAGGTGTTTGTTGTTTAAAGGTTGCGTTCAATATTTATTACTAATTCGTAAATGAGGGAGTTGTTAGGCGTTACCTCGTCCCAGCCGTTGGTCTCTTCGTTAAACTTCGTTATTGACTTAGTTGTCTCAATTTCAACCTCAATCTCGGAATCGCCGCAGTAATCCCAGTCTGACTCTTCGCCGCATTGCCTGATCTCGTAATGGCCAGTCCAGCAATACTCTTCGCCCTCGTAAAAGAATAGCACCTCTTGGTCGAGGTACATTTCAGAATCGTTAAATAGTTTTCCCATAGGTATGTTTGTTAAATGTACATTCGAAATTATTACTTATTTCTATGATTCCAAACAATTTCTAAAAATATTTTAATCAAAACGCAATCTTTTGTTTTAGTCTCATTTTTTATGCTTTTATCTTGCGGCATGAATGAGGACAAAATTTTAAATCCGTTTGGCTACCTGGAGGCAACCAAGGTGCTAGACGAAAATCGAAAGCCAGTAGATTGGTGGCTCCAATATTTGGAGTTTAACCAGGCAGTTGCTGAAAACGAATTTTATATTTTGTTTGGCGATGGATTGTTGGTAAAAAAAGGACGGTCTAGATTTAGGACCAGCCAATATTTAAATGGCGAAAAGTTTAAATCTTTTAAAGATTGTCACAATCAATCAAGTAAATAATGCCTGATATAACCATGTGCCCAGGGACAAACTGTCCCCACAAAGAAAAATGTTACAGGTTTACCGCTAAACCTAGCGATTATCAATCGTATTTTATTGAGCCACCACTAAAGTTTGGCAAATGCTATGCTTATTGGGGAGTTGACGCGCAAAGCGTTTGGAATCAGCTTGAAAATATTGTAAAACCTAAATAGGTAACTCGGATAATTCCCGAATTAAAACAATTTTTTAGCTACTCCGATTTGGTGAATTTTTTGCAAAGGCTGGAACTGATATTGAAAAATGTATTTGTTATCTAGGTAGCTAACCGACGCGCTCGGCTGGATCAATGAATTAACCCCAGCACCCAGGTAAATTCCTTTCGGTTTTTGCACAATTGTCTTGGTTTCTGTGTTGGTTATTGTATTCGTGACGACTGGTATTTTAAAATCGCTTGTTGCGGTCATTTTTAGCACCTCTCCAAGGACTTCACCGCTTACGTTGGTACTTCCATACTCAAAAGGAAAAGACGCGTTAAACTGGCTAATTTGTGGCTTAAAATCCACAAGGATTGTATCCCTTAAAACTTGCGTTTTTATCTTTGTTTTAGGGATGTAAACAGTGTCTTTTACCTCGACAATTAAAGTGTCCGTTTCTGTCACGCTTTCAAACTTATATACGGTCTCGCTTTCAGGTCTTGGAAAAATTACAAAAGCCAGCAAAACACCAATTAAAAACGAAATAATTGCAATTCGTTTGCGCTCGTCGTCTAATAACTGTCTCATTTTTTGGCTTTAAATTGTAGATAACAAACAACCAGGCGCTGATCCATACGCGGAAAGTCTCGCTCCATTACTGGGTCATTTACACAACGCGCGACAAAATCGCTTTGGCTTTCGGCTGGCTTTGGCTTTGGTAGTGGCATTATTGTTCAATAAAAAGATTATCCTGTTCTAATATTTTTCTTAGCTCTTCGCGGCACCATTCATAAGCCTTATAAGTTTCGCTGGATAATTCTTTGTACTTCATCTCTGAGCGCAAAAGCTGGTCAAAGTTCCAAACTGCGCTCTTATAATTTTCACCGTTAATTGCCGCTTGGAAATCGTAATTTTCCTCGGGTAAGTAAAATTCAAGTATTGCTTTCATAACGGAAATTTACAACTGTCTACCAATAATTCCCAAGTGTCAATATTTTTACCTCTAATTCGCCGACCTTCCAAGGTTAAAATGCGGCCTCCTGTCGGCTTGATTGGGGCGCCACGTTCAACGTGCCAACCGCCAAATCCGTCCTCATACTCTTCCTTATAGCATCCAACAATTGCCAGGTGGATTTGCTTTTGGACTAACTCGTGAAAATGCTTGCCTGGGTTGTACTGTATTGTATCGCGTGCATCGTTACGACTTGCGTTCTCGTGTATGTGTCCCATTACAAAGACGTCCATATTTTCGTATAATTCCAGCGCTCTAGTAAGGTTTATTGCGCCCTTGGTCACTACTGCGCCACCGCCCGCGCCATGCATATACTTTAAATTTTTTGTCATAAAAGTATTGGTTTCTAGTTGCTTTTTAATGACTAGCCAACCCCCATACCCCCCAGTATATACGCTCGTTTTGTTGGTATAATTTAACAAATCAACAAACCGCTGCAATGGATCAGTTTCCAAATTTTTGATAATTGCGGTCTCGTGGTTTCCGTAGCCGATAACAGTTAACAAATTAGCGTAAGGTGTCCACCATTCTACCGCATCTTCAATTACCGCGTCAATATAATTTGCTTTATTATGCTCAGGTAATACGTCCTTTTTGCTTCGCCTGGGATCGTATTTACCTTGCATCATGCAAAAGAAATCTCCGTTTATAAAGATGGGCATTTCTTGGTTTTTGCAGTAGTCTAAATGGCGCTTTAATTTCTCGCGATCACATTTGGGATTGTCCCAATGAATATCCGATAATAAAGCAATTTTGGACTCTGTTTGGCCGAGGTTAATTTGGTGCAAATTCCTCGAGATTTTTTTTATTTCCATTAAATAGGAATGTATGTTGTTTTGCCTCCCGACCGAACGGCCTTCAGCTTTTGCTTTCGATTGCCTTTTTTAACATAGCTAACGTGGACCCAGTCGGGATTAAAATCCGTCCCAAACTCCCATATTAGCTGGTCAAAATCTAACTTGTTTTTAATGTAATCAAAAACCATGCGGTTGGTAACTTCACCGTTACTGCCGTCCATGTCAATGTCAATGGCTTGGCCTTTGCAATGCTGGGAGCTTGCGCTTCCTTTTATAAAATCATTTAATGCTTTTGATCTGTAACCGCTAGAAATAAAAATAGGCGTTTTAAAATGGTCTCTTATTGGCTCAAAAACTTTGTCCGCTAGTAACTTGAAATTCTCCAAATGCTCAGCCGTTGGCGTGTTGTCAATGCCATGACGCTTGGCCGTGTCGCTCCTGGTAATTTCTGCTAAATTAAGATTCGGACTTATTTTCATTTTTGTCTGTTTTTTTAAATATCTTTTCCGCTGCCGTTATACCTAAAGCGGCCGCAGATAATGCAGCCACGGAATAAACAAGAGCATCGTTAGGATTAAAATACAAAGTCCAACAAAGAGCAATCGCAGTAAGTACACCAACAAGCCTTTTGCTGGATGCTTGTCCATGCTCGGATAAAAATCCTTTTGCCCATGTAAAAAATTTATTCATCGTCCTTGCCCTCTGTAAGTTTTTGGTTTTTGCTGGCTCTTTGAATAAGCTTTTTTAGCTTTTCCGTTTCTGCGCTTGCCAAAAGAGGTTGGCTTTAAATTTGAGTTACTCCCCTTTTTCATGTTTCCGCTTTTCGAAAATTGCCTTTTCGTTTTTGATTTTAAACACCAGCCAAACGATGGAAAGTAAAGAAATGATTATTGTAAGGAAAATATTTACGTTCATTAAGTCGATTGCCTGAAAAACATTGGCTAAAATCGCCGCAAATGTGGATGGTAATCCTATTTCGTCCTTTTGGAAAATATTCATTTCATTTAATTGCTTTTCGTTTATCAAAAATAAGTCATTTTAAAGCAAATAAAAAAGGGCTATTTCTAGCCTTTAAATTTAGTAGTCAGAACAGGATTTGAACCTGTATGAAGGGTTTGTTGTGCGGTATTATGTACCCTTCTAACCGACACTTAGCGTCTACCAATTCCGCCACCTGACTTTGTTACCATTACTTTTCCTTTAAAGCCTCGTAAAGTGGCCCCAAAACAAGCACAGTGAAGCCTTTGGCCTTTACCTTTTCCTTTACTAAATCAGCGTCCGATTTGCTTAGCTCAATGTCGCCTTCGGAATAGTAAATTTTCTTGGCCAACTCGTAAAGTCTAATCGGGTCGTCTTTCTCTTCGGCTGAAAATAAGGCGTTTCCGACCATTTTAGACAAGTACATAAACTCGCCGTTTTCGCTTGTGATTTTGTTGCCTTCGATGTCAGTTAAGGCAATTGCTAGGTTTACAATCATATAAGTGTTAAGTTTAATTTTTCGGCAATATAGGTAAAGGCATAATTGTTGTCGCCATCCCAAGCCAAATAATTTTCTCCATCCATTGTTACGTTGCCCTCGGCAAGTGTTTGGCCAATTATTAAAGGCATTGCCTCTGTTCCTTCACCGCTTGCACAAAGTGAATAGTAAAAAGCGCAAGACGATTGCAAGTTGTCGTTAATAATGTAGGCGTTTAATAAGTTAGCCTCTTGGCTTTCGCCATTTTTCCAAATTGTTACTGGATAAATTGATTTCATTTTATTAGTTTTTTAAAGTGTCGATTTCTTTTTTTAATTCTTTGATTGATTGAATAAGTAAAGGTACTATTTTCGAATAGTCAACGCCTTGCATTTGGATTCCATCTTTTTGCCCAGTTACTGCGTAAGGTAAAATTTCCGCTAATTCGTGAGCCAAAACGCCATCCATTCTGTCTTGTGATGATTTCCATTTATAATTGTACACATTTATGGCATTTATTTTTTCAAGTCCATTTACTTGTTTTAAATCTTCTTTTAGCCTATAATCTGAAGATGTTGTATAAGAGGTTGCAGAGCCATTTGTAGAAATGGAGCCAACTATTCCGTTTGGATTACTAAAATAAATTTGATAAGATGTACTTGTTGAAACTTGATTACAAGCAATAGCAGAACGTGAGCCAGTACCATCTATTTCAAAAATTCCATTATTTAAACTCGTTGTTCTATTAACTAAAAAAATTCCGACTGAGGTGATGGTTGTACGAACTATATTATTGGTAGCTATTTGTAAATCTGTATTGGTATAATTTCTTAAAACAGTAGAATAAGCACTTGTACCAGTTGCTAATGTACCACCAGAGCTATTCTCAACACCTAATAAAGCACTTCCGCTAGTATTATTCATTGCCATTTGAACCCAACCAGTAGTCGCAGAAGTAGAAGTAAAAACTGTTGTATTATTTCCTCCGCTTGCAATAAATTGCGTTGCCGTCACCGAAGAGGAGAAGGTAGCTGCGCCTGTGCTTGCAATTATTAATTGTTGATTAGTCCCATCCGCACTAAATGCAATCGGATTACCATTTGTTGATTTAAAAAGCCAAGTTGAGTTATTTGCGTTTTCATTTGACCATCCTATATAACCCATTTCTACAAGGCCAGCACGATAAAATCTAATTGCGTTACCATTATTTAAAGTTGAACCTAATGCGTTTAAACCATTAGCTATTACACTACTTGAAAACCGCCCAGTCCCGTTAACGTCTAGCTGAAAGGTTGACTCAGTAGGTGGAGGGGTTCCAATAAGTACTCTGCCAGCTGCGGTAATTCGCATACGTTCGGCAAGATTGCCAGATGAATTTCTTGTTGCAAACTTTAAAGTTCCCTCACTACTTGTTGATGGTGATACAAATTGACTTTCTATCGTTGCGCCAACTCCAGAACCTCCTCCAAAGTATATTCCTACATAACTATTTACAGTTGTAGAAGTATTTTTTAAATGTAAAGGATATGAGGCATCAGCAAATCCTAATGTGTCATTTGAACTAACATTAACTTGTAATTTATTAATAGGAATATCCGTCCCAATTCCAAGTCTGTCATTTGTCGCATCCCAAAATAGGTTTGACTCGCTGCTAATTGCGGACGTTCCTGTAAAATAAGCAACTTGGCCGCTTGTCCCTGTTCCCGTTACTGGGTTAGTTAAAGCATTTTGTTTGCCGTTAAAGGTTGTCCAATCGGTACTAGATAACAAGCCATTTTGCGAGCCGCTGGCCGTTGCAATTGCTAAGGTAATAGTTCCGCTTGTTGTTACTGGCGTTGAGCCAATAGTAACGCCGCTAGTTGCCGAGGATAAGCCGACAGAGGTAACCGTTCCGAGGTTGGAAGTTTTGTTATTAAAAGTCGTCCAATCCGCCGAGCTTAAAGCGCCTCTATTTGTTGCGCTTGCCGTTGGTAGGTTAAACGTATGGGTATCCGTTGCGCTAGAAATTGCAAAGTCCGTTCCGCTAGTTCCAACCGCAAAGAATTGTACTTGGTTTGTCAATCCGTTTAATGCAGTCAAACCAGTTGTAAACGTGGTAATAACTTGACAAAGGTGGTTGTTTTCAGTATGCAACGTAATTGTACGGCCTGAGGTGTTAACATAGTACCTCAACGCTAACCTATCGGTCAAAGCTAGGATTGTTTCAGGAACTGCTAACGTGCTAAAATATGGGTTTAGGTTAGTTCCAAAAGCAATTAATTCAGGAGCCGAGCTACTTGTTGCAATTAATGTAAAGGTTGTGCCATTGTATTTGTACAATTCAACATAAAAGGACGGCGTTCCTCCACTACTTGATGCGCTAAAATAAGTCTCTAAGTTCCAGTTTCCAGCTGGGATAAGTAGTTTATTAGGGTCTCCAGCGTCGGTAATAAACGAGGCAATGTAGCCGTCAGAGCTTATACTTATGTCAGTTCCAGCTCCAAAGACTGGCATTTTATTTAGCTCCAAATAAGCAACTCCACCAATTGTGCCTTGCGAAACCGAACCATTCAAATAGTAGCTAACAGAAGAGCCACCGCCAGTAGTTGCTGGAAAATCAGCCAAAGAGCCATCTCCTCTAATGTATTGCCCAACCGTGCCAGCGCCAGTAACTGCCAAAGTTCCAGCCGTTGTTATTGGACTTCCACCAATGCTGAAAGCTGAGGGCATAGTTAATGCAACCGAGGTTACTGTTCCCGTTCCGTAGGTACTAGAATCAACTGATCCATCCGCCTTTAAAAATTGCGCAGACGTTCCGCCAGCTTTAACAAAAGAGCCAGCTTGTATGGTTTGCGCGCCCAAGTTAACCGTAGTAACGGCTCCGGTATAAGGGACATAACCGCCGCTGGAATTTTCCCATTTGCCAGTAGACGAATTGTAAACCAAGACTTGGCCATTTGCTGGAGCCACAATTGTGACGTCGCCCAACTCTGACAAATTAATGTCGGTCCTATCGACGTTCTCCCATTTGCTAGTTGTGGAATTGTATTGCAAAATCTGACCATTATTAAGCGCTGAAATGTCAACGTCAGTTAATCCAGCTAGGCTTTGCGGTGATCCTTGCAAAAGCGTTGCCTTGGTTGTCTGTTTGTTTAATCCGTCTTGCCAAATTAAAACAATGTCGTTATTGTTAACAGTTGCCGCAATTGGGAAATCTATAAACCGTCTATTTGCCATATTAATTTATTGGGTAAACGTACGCCGTCGGTACTTGTCCAAAGGTAATTCTTGCCACTCGACTTGCCAAGTCATACTCCCAGCCAATTACTTGCAAACGTACCGTTGAGAATCCAGTATATACTAATTGTGTACCTATATAACCATTTCCAAACGTGTCGCCCTTGCGTCTAAATGACCCCTCCAGTCGATAGCTTAAAGCGTTGTATATAGTCAACACATTACGCGCGTAACAATCGCGCAAGCGTGGCGAATAGCCGCCTAGTAAGGCCTGGTTTTCAAACGTTATATTGGTTTGCGTGTATGTAATGGTCCCGTTGGCGTTTACTTGCAAAAGGAATGTCGACGTTTGGTAATTATTGCCGTTCGAATCCTTCAAAAACACTTGAATTTGAATATTTGCCTCGCCTGTATAATCGTATCCGTTAAAGGTTACCGTTAAATTTCTTTGTTGGCTTGAAATTGTTGTAACAACCGCGTTTAATTGGGCGCCAGGAGGCGGAGGACTACCAGTTAAACTGCTAATTAAAACAAATGTTGAGTCGATAGTAAAACCGCTGGCCGCTACAAATTGACGCTGGTAAGTTCCAGTAACCGTACCTCCGCTAAAGTTAAGCGTATTGGCTCCCAACGTGTCAGTTAATCTGTTTACCTGGGTAACGGCACCGCTTGGCACCTGAATAATGCCAGGCGTTGACGCCAAAGATTTTTCCACAAATACAATGGCTGGTAAATCGCCAACTTTAAGCCAGTTTTTGGAGGCCGTAATTGCTAAATCGCTGAACCTTAAAGTATCAGCTCGCAAGCTGGTATAATCTCGGGTTGTCTCGTAAATCTTTGTTACTTCGCTTGGGTTTTTACGACCTTCAAACGTTGGAATTATCTTTGCCGCAGTTACAACCGCGCTGCCAGTCTCGCCAAAAAACTTTAGTTCAATGGACAAAAAGCCAGCGGTTGGCAAAACAAAAGAAGACAGTTTAAACTTTCTTGTGTCGTCGTCTTTAGTTGAATAGAAAACGAAAGTATTATAAGCCTCGTCCCATGCCAAAAGATTTAAAGAGCCAACAATACTTGTTCCCAAGTACCTGGTTGTTCCGCCACTATCAACGTGCTTTAAAGCAATAGCCAAACCGCTTGCTAAAGTTGAATAATTTATGTCTACCTCTAGGTCCAAACTCAATCCAGCAAAGTCCAAGAAAATTGGCTTTGAGATAATCGGCTGGTCCGTCTCTTCGCCGTTTGGCATAAATCGAATGTCCCAAGAAACGCCTTGCTCGTCGTCAAAACCGCTTTGCGCTGGAATGTTATTGGGAAAAATTTGGATAACTGGCGAGTCGGGATCGGGCGTTATGGTCCAATCAAAAGGTTTATAAGGACCCTCAAGAAACCAACTTGATTCGTTAAAGCTTTCGCCATTTGTAATTATTGACTGACCCAAGCCGCCTTGTTTAACCGTTAGCTTTTTAATTGGTCGCTGGTATTGCAAAAGCTGGTCGCCTCCAACTGGAATCCAAGTTGTATTGGCCGTGTCTTGGTCGCCAATTATTTCGCTTTTATATGAATCAAATAAAAGATAATTTATTCGGTTCGTTCCACTATTTGCGCCAGCTACAAAGGTATTATTCCCAAATACTACACATCGAAAACTTGCAACTGAAGCAGCTAGTATTGAAGTCCAATTTATTGCATTTGTAGAGTAGGCTATTCGATTAGTTCCAAAATTTCTAACCGCAATAAAATATCCGTTTCCATATGCTATTCCATTTGGAATAAACTCAATTGTATTATTAATCCAGGTAAGTCCATCAACTGAATAATGATTTCCAATTGTAAATATTCCATTTGCAAACAAAATTGTATTAGGCACAAATCCAGTGGCTAGCTCAACCCAATTTATACCATCAGAAGAGGTAAAGGTTGTCCCTCCTGGAGAGCTATTTGCAACGGCAACCCATATTCCATTTCCATAAGCAACACCGCTAAATTCAGGATTTATTGACGTTGTTCTTGATGTCCATGTAATGCCGTCTGGAGAGGTCATTATTCGATTAGTCCCCTGGCTTGCAACTGCAACATATAAACCATTTCCATAAGAAATTGCTCGAAATCGCATTGCCTCGCTTGGAGTTCTACTTGTCCAATTAATTCCATCCGTAGAGGTACGAATATAAGATGTTAGAGTTACTCCACCAGATAAAGCAGAACCAACTGAAACAAATTGACCATTTCCAAAAGTGACGTGTTGAGCATCTATTAAATATCCTAATGTCCAATTAATACCGTCATAAGAATAACTATAACTTAAAGAAACTCCCACAAATACATTATTTCCAAATGCTAATCCTGTAAAATCTCCACTTGGCGAAGCAGCTTGCCAATCTGTAATATCATTGTTTATACCAACGCTATTGTTAAAACTAGAAATTACTGACCCATCAACATAACTATGAACGTAAACCATGGTTTCCTCAATGTTTCTAGCAATCGGCCGCTGAATTAACCAACGCCCATTTTTTTGTAGCAAAATCCATCCAAAAGTGCGACAAATTTCTAGCAAGAAATCGTAGGCGTTTATTGCTAATTCGTCAAAAGTAAAGTCTTGGACTAGTAATTGCTCGCCCTCGGCCTGGTCAAATATGGACTTTGTATTGTCCATTACAAGGCCTTCATATAGATCGTTACAAATCTCAATATCTAGGTCTAACTCCAAGCGGTTTAACGTCTCAAAAATAAGGCTTCCAAGTTCTGTGTCTACGCTAGGTCCAACCAAATCCACTTCTTTAAGTTGCGCCAGTCCGTCCGTTGCCGTTACGATAACTGGGTAAGGTGGGTCTTGAAATGGCTCCCCGGTAATGTCGTTTAGTAAGTAGCCTTTAAATACAATGTTTCCCTCGAATTTATGCACAACCAAAAACTCGCGGTCGGAATAGCTAAAGAAATTCCTAAAGTCGGTTGTATCAGTTGAGTAAAAAGAAATTGTAAACGTCGTGGACATTATTGGCGTTGTAATGTCCTCGTTGTCTTCGCGCTCGTATTTATGCGTCGCTGGTTGCTCGGTTGCAATTAATTCCGTTGAACTGCCAACAAAACCGTCTTGGTAAATTTCGACTAGGTTGGAATAGTTGTCAACGTCCTTAAATGGAATCGTGTATTTTAAGCCGTATGCCATTGTTTAGAATTTTCTTGCCCTTGTTTTATTTGCTCTGTTCAACGTACCAACCAAAGAGTCGCCGCTAATTGTAAAGGTAACATTTCCGCCCATCATGTTTTGCAATTTGTTTAAAGGTGCAATTACCTCGGGATTTGTGCGCGCTCCTGTATATTCACCAACAAGCGCAGACGTTGGACCGCTTACTATTCCTCCATTTGCCATAGGTATTAAACCGCCAAGCTGACCTCCGCCGCCTAAACCTTTAAATATGTTTTTAAATCCACCTGATCCAGCGCCAAATCCTGACAAGCCAACACCTCCAAGCAAAAGGTTTAAAGCAAATGCAGCCGCAGCGGTTGCCGCCAATTGTATTGCCATTTTTTTAAGTCCATCCAATAAAGATGCAAAACCAAATTGTCCCGTTTCAAACATTTCTGTAAATGATTGAGCCAACAATGGCCCAAAAATGCCCGACATTTCAAGACCTAAATCCCTTTGTTCTTTAAATTGTTGGTTTAACAACATTGCGTTTTGAATGTGCAACTTATCCGCCTCGTCCATTTCAGGCGTGTAGGTTATACCTTCAGCTAAATTTTCAGTATTAACATTTGCATTTGCTTGTGGAGCTTCAAATCCAGCAGTAATTTTTTGGTTAGCTTCACTTATAGAATAACCAAAATCCTCAAATCCTATCTCGTAGCTTCTTGATAACTTTTGTAAGGCCTCTTCCTCTTTTTTAATTTGTTCTAGTTTTTTGTCGTGGTCCTTTTTAAGTTGTTTAGCAAGTTCGTCGCTTATTTTTTTAGAGGCTTCTTTACTTTCATTTTCTTTTTTTAACGCTTGCTCTGCCTCAACCGCCGCTTTTTTAGTCGCGTTAATACCAATTGCAACACCTTTCAATGTTCCCGCGTAAGCTGGACTAATAAAAGAAAGTAATTGACGGCCAAAAGCTTCTAAACCAGTGTCGCCAGCAGCTTGGGCAACTGTATTAACAGAATTTAAAGAGGTTATTAAATCCCCAAGTATTGTGTTTGATAATTGTAAAACGCTAGATATTAAACCGCTAGACGACGATCCAATTGCCAATTGTAATTGTGTAAAATTGTCTTGCAAATTTGAAATTTGACCGCCAACAGTTTCCGAAATTGCAGCCATTGAGCCGCTTACTCCTTCAGCGTTTCCAAGGCTAATTAAATAGTCTTTAATCGCTTCGTCCGTCTTTTCAACCTCGGTTGTTACGCCTTTAAAAGTAAACGCAACCTTATCGCCTTCAGATTTTGCACGAATACCAAAC